CAGTTGGTATGATTGCTTTGTGGTATGGAACCGTGCTTAATATCCCAACTGGATGGACATTTTGTAACGGTATTGCGGTTGCCAAAAGTGATGGATCTGGTAATATCACCCCACCGAATCTGAAGGATAAATTTATTCTCGGTGCAACAGCAGATTCTCCAACAGCACCTTATCCAGGACAGACGGGGGGGTCTCACAACCGGTCGTTAAATACGGACAACCTCGCTCAGCATTCACACAGTGTTACAGTTAATAATTCCGTGGACCACCAACATGGATCGAGTACGAACTCTTCTGGTAACCACGGTCATGGCTTAAATTCTTATGGTGGTTACGCATTAGGAACGTTCGGTCCAAATCAGAATACTGTAGGTTGCTTTAACGGATATAGGTTATCAGCAAGCTTGTTAGATTGCACACTTGGTACCCACTGTGGTACCACTTCCGCCGGGGATCACAATCACGGTGTTAATATTAACAGTGGTGGCGCTCACGATCACAGCACTTCCGCCGGGAACGCAGGGAATGGGGCGGCTTTTGATAACCGGGCGGCTTTTTACGTTCTCGCCTATATCATGAAGATTTAATTTTGTACCACTATAATATAATGAATATCAGGGCAGTTTTAGACCACATTGCAAAGATAAATGATTCATGGGTATACATAGATGATATCGAAGTATACGAAAACTTAGTTTGGGGTGAGGACAACGAGACGACAAAACCAACTTTACAAGAATGTGAAGACATGTGGAACGAGATAATACTAACTCAACCTATGGAGGTTTTGCGCTCAAATCGTGATGAAATGCTTATGAAATGTGATTGGATAGTCATTCGTGCGTATAGTCAAGGTGTAGCAGTACCAACTGAATGGTCTACTTACATGCAGACACTGAGAGATTTACCAGCAACTGTAACCCCCCAACTAGACTCTAATCTCATGGTTATCACAAATACGGAAATATTCCCAACCAAACCAACTTAGCTTAAAAATAAAGTCTCAATATAATATAAAATGTCAGGTGGTATTGCACAACTTGTCGCTGTCGGTGCTCAGGATGCCCACCTCGTCGGTCAGCCCGAGATCAGCTTTTTCCGATCTACTTACAAGCGTCATACTAACTTCTCACAAACTGTGGAACGTCAGGTGATCCAGGGGAATGTTTCCAACAATGGTATGTCCACCATTCGCTTCGAGCGCAAGGGAGACCTCCTCAACTATGTCTACTTTGTCCCCAATGATGGTTCCGTTACCAAAGTCGTTACCGATTGGACGACTGTGATTTCCAAGGTTGAGCTCCTCATCGGTGGTCAGGTGATTGATGAGCAGGATTCTACCTACTCTACCCTCATCGCACCAACCCTCTCGGCTACTTCCTCATCAAAGTCGGTTGCAGGTGGCCTCTACGGTGGTGCCGTCAATGAGAGTTTCTACCCTCTCCGTTTCGCCTTCTGTGAGAACTGGCAAACTGCCCTCCCCCTCATCGCCCTCCAGTACCACGATGTTGAGCTTCGTATCACTTGGGGTGCTGCCGCGGCTGATAACAGCTTCAAGTGGGATGTCTACGCGAACTACGCGTACCTTGACACCAATGAGCGTGACTATTTCGCTTCTACTCCCCAGAATATGCTCATCACCCAAACCCAGAAGGCTACTGCCTCGGGTGCTAAGATCCAAGAGATCAACTTCAATCACCCAATCAAGTATCTCGCGGCTGCTAATGCGTCTGCTGTAAACATTCTTGGTGGCACTGGTGGTGTTGACAATAAGATTAAGCTCCAGATTAACGGTACCGATGTTTCTGATTTCAAGTTTGGTAACCCCAACTTCTCCGTTGTACCCCTTTACTACCACACTCCCTACGCGAGCTCGGCGATCGCGGCTCCCACCGTTGAGAAACTCTTCTTGATGCCCTTCTGCCTTGATACGTCTAAGCTTCAGCCAACTGGTACTCTCAACTTCTCCCGCCTTGACTCTGCCCGCATCGTGAATGATCTCAATGATTGTGATGATGACATTTATGCTGTGAACTACAATGTTCTCCGCATTGAGAATGGTATGGGTGGACTTTTATATTCTAACTAATTAATAAACAACATGTTGAAACTAATTTTCCTCATCGCCATCGTTTTTGTATTGATGTATGACCCTAAATCCAGGACACTCGAGACGTTTGTTGGTCAGCCCAGACCACCAACTGAAAAATCGTGTGAAGATACGCATTACCAAGCCGTTCAATTTGCCCAAAGCCCCTACGAATGTCCAACTCCAGGAAGAACATATATGGGTGTTATTACTTAAAAAGAAGGAGTGATTACAACATATAATGATTCAAATGGACCGTGAAACTCTCATGATGGTGGCTACTATTGTGGCCATCGCAGGTGTGATATTCCTCTTCCGAGAGACGAACAAGACTAAGCAGGATGTTGATAATCTTAAAAATTTCTCGGCCCAGCTCGTCCAGAAGTTGAGCGCTCCCCCACCTGTACCCCATCCAGTGCCTCGGGTTGAACCCGTTGCGGAACCAGATACCACTGAAGAAAATGTAGAGGAATAAACATATCCGGGTAAAATAACTTGCGAATACGCAATGAAAAAGTATAAAGCTATAGCGATACCGGTTAGCTTTGCTGACGAAAAACCTATATTTCTCACTGTGAGAGATAGGAGATTTAAGGATTGGATCTTCGTTACAGGTGGGTGTAGAAGGAGGGAGATCTTTAATCCTATTAGATGTGCACTTAGGGAACTAGAAGAAGAGACCCGTGGTGTGATATCACTAAAAAATGGGGAATATACAGAGTTTAAGTTTACAGTCAAAGAGAGTCCCATGGTGGATTTGGAATATAATGTATTTGTATTCTTTGTGGATTACAATAAAGTTCAACAAAACTCCCTCGTCAAGAAGTTTTATGATGAAAAACAAAAAATGAGTTTAAGGAAGATACAGAAGTTACCAATAAAGAAAACATATGATGAAAACGATTACATGAGTTTTGATACTCTTGAAGAGTTTAACACACGTAAACGGTGGAATCTCATAATTGATAATGTTGTGAGGAATCCAGAGTTTTATTCATGTGTAAGTTCTCTCAATAGAAAAACCTTCTCTATTAAGTAGAATGAAGTCCAAGGCTTACATCTTAATGCAGATCGGAGAGTTCCTCAAGAAGAATAGGGGTCTCTGTGATAAAGAGATTGAATGGTGGATTAAGGATAACGAAAATAAAACTGTGTATGAACTTTTAAATTTAAAGAAAGAGTTTTCTCAAACTCGGGAGTACCAAGATGTATCTTGTATGAGATGGTTTAGAGAAGAAGAGCAATAACAAGGTATGTTTAAGAAGTGGTGTAACCACAACAAAATTAACAATGCAACCAATCTATCGCATGTACTTATGGACGGTGGCGTCCTTTCAGTCCCATTCGATAAATTGAATGACTTTTATGATAAGTATATAGAAGCGGTCAAGAAGGGTGAAAAATTATTCGTCGTAGAACAAAAGACTGAGACATATAACTTTTTCGTTGACATAGACTATAAAGATGAGAGATCCCTCACACTCATGGAGATTAAAGACATCTGTAAGATTATATGCGACAAAGTGAAACGTCATGGTGGTAAAGAATGTCTCGTGTCTATCTCTCCATCAAAAAAAGCTGGTGATCTCATAAAGACTGGGGTACATTTAAACTGGCCAGGGTATGTCGTTGATCAGGCTTCGGCTCTAGCGTTGAGGGAGCATATCCTCGTGGCACTCTCAAAAGCAAAGGGGGCTATGGATTGGAATGAGATTGTAGACTTGTCTGTTTACGGAGACATCCGGCGGAAGTCAAAGGGGAGTGGCTTCCGTATGCCATGGTCCCACAAAATGGCAAAACATCAACAATGTGGGGGGAAGGGGTGTAAAGAGTGTGATGGCACCGGTAAAATTGTTCAAGTTGCATACCTTCCTGTGTTCGTATATAAACATGGACCTCTCAGCACCCTCCTAAAAATTGATCAACAGCCAAATATTGAAATTCTCAAAATGTCTGCCATTCGGACCACTGACCCTCAACACATCACAGTGGAACCTCCGTCTAAAGTGGTCAAGGAGGGTACTTTCACAGATGCTCAGACCAAAGATGAAATACAAAATGATGAACTCAGGGGTTTCGTTGAAGACTTCATCCAGAAGAATCTGGAAGGGCAAAGTACATCAGTTGTGACAAAGATATTCAAACATAAGGAGACGTACCTCGTTTCAACAAATTCCAAGTATTGTGAAAATCTGAGAAGGGGTCACAACTCTAATCATATCTGGTTTCATATAAGTGGTTCTGTGATTGCTCAAAAATGCTTCTGTAGATGTGAAACCATTCGGGGTAGACGAGATGGTTTCTGTAAAGACTTTTATGGTCGTAAACATCAACTTCCCTCCAAAATAGTTGAGAAGTTATACCCCAAGAAGGAGGAACTCAGAAAATGTCCAGAAATTAAAAAATTTGAAGAAAAACCCCGAATTAAACACTCTGATATAAAATTACCCCTAGAGTCATTCATGCATAGATGTATGAAATGTCCTAAAGATACACATGTTGTGAGTATCACTCAACAGAAAAATACATTCACCGTTTTGACGACATCGTCACATTGTGAGACTATCAGGGGTGACCATGAAGATTGTACAATGTCGTATGTCATCAAAGGAACAAAGATAACTCAGAAGTGTCCAGTTTGTAAAAAGAGTAACGCTAAAATATATGAACTCAATGGTAGTGTCAAACAAGCACTCAGACCACCCGGGGAAAAATAGACGTTTCTCGTTCTAATTGAGTTTAGGGTCATTTACAACAAAGTATACTTAAAAGGTAAGCTTCTTTATGTATATAATGGTTCAGACTCGTAGGCGTACTACCAGACATGTAAAGAAACCGGATTTTTACACACCAGAAGAGACTATACTAGAAGATGATTACACACCTGAAGAACATGAGTCCGATGTAGACTCGTCTATTGACACGGATGAAGATGATTATTCAGATGAAGAGAGTGAAGATGACGAGGGTAGTCTAAAAGATTTTATAGATGATGATGAGGAAAGTGAGGAAGAACACGCTTAAAAAAATCAATATATATATATAAAATGGAGACTGATATAGGAAATCCAATTGATTATGATCCGATCCGTGATCCACTTGATAAAGATAGTGAGAAGCATGAAGATAGTACACCTATTCACGACGAACAATACTATATTCATCCATCTGAAATGACATACCCTCAACAATATCAGGATTCTGAAAAAAATGACATTTTTTCTAACATTGACAAATCTACGTGGATTATAGCATTCGCTGTATTCCTATTAGGCTTCTTTATGGGTAAAACTATGCAACCAGTAATCCTCAGGTATTCCTAATCTCATTTAAACGTCTTTGTAATTTTTGTTCTTTCGTTTCATCTGGAACTTCTATTTTACCACTCTCATGTGGAAATCCATACAACCAATGATCCTCTGATATACTTGAGTATGGAGCGAACGTTCCAATATCACCATATACAGGTTCTAGTTCACCTGTTATATCACGATCCATAACTTGTGTGGGATACCTGGGCATTATGAATGCATCCCTTGTATCTTCAAAAAACCCTTTAACTGTACTCGCCTTGTTTTTTGAATTAATATCAATATTGAATTTTATATACGGTTCAAAAAACAAAACGAAAAATATACTTGTCAAAATGATAGTAATAACTAATCTCCACATTTTGTTTTAAAAGTAATGAATATTATTTTTTTAATTAAGCAGATGAAACTTCTGGTTCACCCTCCTCTTCAGACTCCTTGATAGTCCCGTCGGTTGAAGCTTCTTCCTCAGCTTCACGCTTCTTGCGTCGCGCTTCAACTTCAGCAGTAACAATCTCATCAGCTTCCTTGACGAGATCTTCCATCTGTGCATCGGGCTTCTCTTTCTTGAGACGCTCAATGATATCAGCTGGGTGGCTGAGAGGTGCTTCATCTGGTTTAGTATAAAACTTAGAGTTCTCATCACCTGGTTTGAGGAAACTCTTAGATTCCATCATATCCCTCTTACGATCATTGAACATACGGGTAGCCTCAGCCTGGTTGTCCTTATAACCAATCATAATCTCTTCAAGCTTTTCATTGGTATAGTGTACATCCTCAATCTTTGAGGGATCAGGTGGAATGAGTAGCCACTTGTACATATCAACAACGTAGATGTCAAATGTGGAATCCTCCTTTTGGAGACGCTTCGCGTGGTTAGCAGCCTCATCACGAGAAGAGAAAGCCCCACGAATCTTAATACCAAACTTATCATTCTTTTGGGGGGACTCTGGACCTACAACAGAGAGACACGCATAGAGTTGGCCGGGGACAGTAGTGTAATCTTGTTCAAGAGACATCTTATATAGTGTTTAATCTCTAAAACTTTAAGCCAACTTAAAAGGTATATACAAGTACATACTAATGAGAACATTTTGGGATAAACAACCAGTTCCCCAGGAAGGTATCAAATATGAAAGTGGACAGGAAATTGAAAAATATAAGAAGGTCGCAACGGAGTCGCAAAAGCTCCCTACTGGATTTTCGTGGAAAGAGTGTTCGGTTGAAGAAGCACACCCATTATTGAATGAACAGTATCTATCTAGTGATTCATCTAAAATTAAATATTCACATGAAACCCTAAAATGGGCAGCTGAATCACCTGGATATGAAAATAGAGGAATTATTCATGATGAAACCCAAAAACTTATCGGATTCATATCAAGTGTTCCAAATAAAATACGGGTCTGTGAGGATATACTAAGCATGGTTCAAATTAATTTTATGTGTGTACATGATGATTTTAGAACTATGGGTTTTGCACCAATTCTGATTAGTGAGATGAAACGAATTGCAAACACAAAAGGTGTCTGGCAGGCTGTATATACGGCAGTCAATAAGATCCCAACACCCATGGTGAAATCTAAATATTGGCATCGTATCCTCAATGTAAAAAAACTGTCAGATGTTGGATTCTATAAAGTTACAAATAAAACTAAACAGAAGTATCTTGAAGTTCGTGGTACATCTCAATTTAGAAAAATGAAAACAAAAGATATTCCGAGAGTTACTAGAATATTACAAAATCACTTTAAACAATTCAAAATTGCACCAGTCATTGATAAAGAATGGGTGAAACACTGTATACTTCCCATCATTTCATACGTAAACGACTCTGAGGATACATTTATTTCATTTTATGACATACCAAATGAAATGAATGATCAATCATATACAATTTATCAAGCATATTCATTTTATATGGTTGGTGACGTATACAACGATGCATTTTTAATTGCTAAAAATTTGGGTTACGATATGTTCACTACTCTAGACATTGGTCAATCTACACACAATCTCGAGAAGCATAAGTTTCTTGGTGGGGATGGGAGTATTTATTATTATTTATTCAATTGGGTACCATCTTCTTCAATTTCTCTAGAGGATGTAGAATTAAAGTTACCTTGATTTTGAAGCCTATTTTCAATAAGTTTGACATACTCTTCATTAATTTCAACTCCCACAAATGGAAGACCTAACTTCTTAGCTGCCACACATTCACTTCCAGATCCCGCGAATGGAACAAGTACAAATCCATTCTCTGGGTCCTGTTTACATGACTTTAGGAGTTTCTCACACAACTCCAAGGGTTTTTGAGTTGGATGATCTACCTTTTCACCCTTTCCAGCAGTACCTGCGAGGGTTGGCATCTTGATTACATCCCTCGGGAGTGCACCACCTGGGTGTGCCGTATACGTAGTCGTATTTTCACCATTTGAATACCTACCTTTTGTAGCCGGTCTCTTCTTACCTGCTGCACCCTTGACAAACCCATCTGTGTAGGGCTCCCTCACGTCGTCTCGGTGAAACACTTTATCACCTTTCCAAAGTACAATGATACTCTCGTGGGATCTCTGCCAGAAATTGAGTTTGGGGACTGTCTTGTTTGTATAGTGCCAAATGAGCCATCTCCTATTCACTTTTTGGGGGATACGAGCTAAAATGAGTGCCAAAATCTCACTGAACCCATAGATGAACATTGTTCCATCCTTCTTCAAAACTCGGAGGCACCCCTCAATCCATTCATCACACCATGGAAGATATTCATCCATCGGTTGTTTATCACTTTTGTTTCCAAAGTCTTTCCCAATATTATATGGAGGATCAGCGATGACAATTTGAGCACTTTCGTCATCTAGAGTCCTAAGTACTTTCAAAATGTCATCATTTATAATCTTCTCCATTGTAAATCAATTGTCTTAAAGTTTTAAGTGTATTTGGATATATGAAAGAATCATTTGTCAAAGTTTCCACGTGGATTAGTAATTTATGTCATGTTCACCTCCATATAGGAGTTCAGCCGACACTTGAATCTTTTTTATGGAATGAAGAGAATATGAATAACCTTGTTATGATGATTAAGAAAAATATTAAAACATATCATACAGTGTTACGTCAGCCAGTTGCGGGTA